ATGAAAAAGTGCACATGCGCACTGTTGTTATTAGCTTCATTCTGCGCTTCTGCCCAGTCAATAAATCACTCAGTCCTGCAAAAATCGCTCAAGCCGTGGCACCCAATAATCTTTTCGGAAAATGGTGGTGTCATCCGGCTAACAATGAATGAAGACCGTGTAAGCAATGAGATCTATGAATCGGTCATATTAATGGGGGTATGCACCCCGCTATGGTTTGAGGCAAAGAAAACTGCATATCTCAACAAAATAAAAGAGATACATGTATTAAACCGAAATAGCCGCTCTGGGTTTATTTTTGAAAGCCCGAAATCTTCTTGTGAAGAAGTTGGCAAAGCAAAAGGTGACGGAGGTAAGATCGTTATCGCTGCCCATACACACAGCAAGTAAAATAACTTTTCAAAGCCCCGCAATCATCCTGCGGGGCTTCTGTTTTATAGCGCCATATTCAACTGCTCCCACCCATAACGCGATGCGGGGAAAACGTCTTCGGAATAAATTCAGACGGTGACGGGGTTTCCTATGATTGCAGTTGATGATTTATTTCAATGAAATATATAGCATTCGAATCAATAAAATCCCATCACACCACTACAAAGCGATTGTTTACATATGGCTTCTTTGTAATTAATACTTACCTGCCATCTGGCACGATTATTACGAAATAAGGAGAACACTGTGTATAAATATAAAATGGTTCAAATTCCACCGAATATTATTGTCAACGCTAGAAAAGTCGATAAAGACAATGCCGCCGCACATTATCTGGAGCAGGTCGTAAACGAAAAGGCTGAAGACGGATGGGAGTTTCAGCGGATTGACACCATTGGCGTTGAAGAACAACCCGGCTGTGCCTCACTCCTTTTTGGCAAAAAAAACGGGCCCGTTAATTACTATGTAATCACATTTCGCAAAGAGGCATAGCATGTTGGCCTGGCTGAGTATAAAGATGATTGGGCTTTATCGTAGTCTTGCGCCTGATTCCATTAGGGGGAGATGCAGATATAAGCCGACATGCTCAGCGTACGCTATTTCTGTGATTAGACGTCATGGCTTCTTAAAAGGGTGGAAACTGGCGTTAGAGAGGATCAGTAGGTGTAGGCCGCCTTACGGGGGCCGGGATTTACCGCCCTTATAATCTCTAATAGCCAAAAGCCCCGCACTCATCCTGCGGGGCTTTGGTTTTACAACGCCAGATTCAACTGATCCCGTCCGTAATGCGATGCCGGAAAGGCGTCTTGCGGGATAAAGCCAGGCGGTAGCGGGTCTTCCCGTGTGCGCTTTGATACGCGCCGTTCTACCGTGTTGAGGGTGGTAAATGTCTCGCTACATTCCAGATTTTGGCACTGGTGATACTGCCGGATGGTGATATCGCTCAGGCGGCGACTGGTACGGGTGCGGGCCATTGCCCCGCAAAAAGGACATCTGAACATAATGGCTCCCCTGTGGGAGTTGAACTCGCCGCCATTTTATTCACTTTCTGCTATCCAGTCAGGGATTTTTGCTTCCAGTTCCAGACGGGTGGTAAAGCCGTTGCCATCAATAACGTGCTCCACGCGGGCGATAATCCAGTCCTGATTGTCGATATCCGGTTTAAAGCCGCTTACTGTCAGGTGCATTTCGGGATACAGCTCAGCACGGCCACGCGCCAGGGTAATCGAAAATTCAGCGGCCCCGCGTTGCAACTGTTGCCATTTAGCTGCCGCCGCCCGTCTGGCGACCTCTTCATTCTGGTAGGTTTTACGCAGCACGAACACGTTGCCTTCTGCGCCGGTGATGTAATCGCCTTCACGGCTGCTGCTTTTCTCCTTTTTCGGTTTTGGCTTTGTCCGGCGACGCTTTACGCTGACTTTCTTCTTTTTACCGAATTTCAGATCCAGCCAGTAGGCGCGCACACCGGTGTAGGCATCCCGATCCGCGATGCGAAAACGGTGGCCGTCACCACTGCTGCGGGTGATACTGGCCGACGGCAGCGCCTTGCCGGATGCCGTCACACCACCGCCGGGCAGAATAAACAGCAAGGTGCCGTTTTTGATGGTGGCAATGGCCCCCAGTTGCTCGGCCATCCGGGTCAGGAATGACATATCACTCTCTTCCGTCTGGTCGGCGTGGTCGATGTCGATATTCATCAGCATGTCGCTGATTTGCGCCTTCATACCGTAGCGGTGCGCAATCGCCGACACGACACGCTCTACCGTCACGTCATGCCAGGAAACCTCCCGTTTCACGTTGAACTCTTCGCGGAAATCCGCACTTCTGGCCGTAACACCCAGCACATCGGGCGGGCCTTCGTGGGAAATCTCATCCACGGTATACAGTCCTTTGTAAGTCAGCGCCTCACCCTGCCAGCCGATGGACAGTGCAATCTGAGCGCCACGCGGCGGCAGCTCCACGCGTCCGTCGCTGTCGTCTATCGACAGCGTGAGCTGGTCAGCCTCAAAGCCCCGGTTGTCGGTCAGCGACAACGAGATCAGCCGGTCGCTCAGTTCCTTCAGTGATTTCCCACCCAGCGTAATGCTGAAGGCCGGGCTTTTTACCGCCTCGGTTAGCGCATCATCGTAGCGTTTCGCCGTAGTGATAAGTGAGTCAGCCAGATCGGTGATAGCCATCGTTTCCCCCTGTTTTCGCGCATGATTTCACGCGCACGCGTGGGGAAAAATGGCTTTTTGTTGTCGCCGGACGGCCAGACCTGTCAGCGCGTGAGTGTGCGGCGGATATCGGGGATTATCGCCATGAACTCAATAACGTAATGGTGGCGAACATGTCCGAGACACGTTTCCACGGTGTGCGCGTTCGTGAAAATACCGACCTGGTAACCGCAATCAATGACATTGATTCCAGTGTGATTGGCGTGGTGGCCGTGGCGGAGGATGCGGACGCAGACACCTTTCCCCTGAATACGCCGGTGCTCATCACACGGGTGAATAGCGTGCTGGGCAAAGCGGGTAAAACCGGCTCGCTCTACAAGACGCTGAAAGCAATTTCTGACCAGACCAGCCCGAAAGTGATCGTGGTACGGGTGGCAGCAGCAACCGAAGGCGGCGACAAAACCCAATCCCAACTGATTATCGGCGGGACAGCGGCGGACGGCAGTTATACCGGCATGTACGCCTTGCTGACAGCAGAAGCCAAGGTTAACTACCGGCCGCGCATTCTGGCGGTGCCGGACTATGACACCGCCGAAGTGACGTCAGCGCTGTGTGTGATTGCGCAGAATCTGCGGGCGTTTGTCTATGCCGGTTGTCACGGCTGCACCACGATGGCGGAGGCCATCACCTACCGTGCGCAGTTTGCTTACCGTGAGCTGATGCTGATCTGGCCGGATTTTATCGCTTATAACCCGCTTAGCGGCAGCAATGAAACCTTTCCGGCGTCGGCCTATGCCTGCGGCCTGCGCGCAGCGATTGATAACGATCAGGGCTGGCATAAGTCGCTGTCGAACGTGGCAGTGAATAACGTGCTGGGTATCTCGCGGGATGTGTTCTGGTCGCTTCAGGCCGAAGACAGCGACGCCAATGAACTCAACAACCAGGAGATCACCACGCTGATTAAGCGCAACGGGTTTCGCTTCTGGGGCAACCGCACCACCGATACCCATGATTACCTGTTTGAGGTGTACACCCGCACCGCGCAAATCCTCGCTGACAGTATCGCGGAAGCGCAGTTTGAAGCCGTTGACGAGCCACTGACTCCGGCCAACGTGAAAGACGTGGTGAATGGCATCAACGGCAAGCTGAGCGCGCTGGTCACGGCTGGCAGGCTGATCGGTGGGGAATGCTGGTTTGATATTCAGGATAACCCCACAACCGGCCTGCGACAGGGACAGGTGCGCGTGCGTTACAAGTACACGCCGGTGCCACCGCTGGAAGACCTGACGTTATACCAGACCTTCACCGATGACTATTTTGACTCCGCTTTCTCGTCACTGGGAGGTGTGTAAATGGCTGTACCGCATAAATTGCGCCTGTTCACCTGTTTTGTGAACGGCAACAACCAGATCGGCAAGGTCACATCGGTCACGCTGCCAAAGCTGACCCGCAAGACTGAAGACTTTCAGGGCGCGGGCATGATTGGCTCGGTAGCGGTCGATCTCGGTATGGATTCCGGCGCACTGGAAGCGCAGATGGTCGTTGGCGGCATGGAGAAAAAGCTGTTGCTGGAATACGGCGGTGATATCGATGACGTTCGCCTGCGCTTCGCGGGGGAATACTACACCGACGGCGATAGCCAGCTTGTCGAGGTGGAAATGCGCGGGCGTATTACCGAGATTGACGGCGGCGAATCCAAGCAGGGCGAAGACACGTCCGTTACCTATGCGCTGAAAAACACCTATTACAAGCTGTCGATTGACGATCAATCGGTGCTGGAAATTGACCTGCTGAATTTCATCTACAAGAAAAACGGCAAAAACATCTACCCGGATCGCATCACGTCTGCGCTGGGGCTGGGTAACTGAACAACCTGAATCATGGCGGCCACAAGCCGCCCGGAGCCTGTCACCATGAACACACCGAATGAACACACCGTAACCCTGGCGACGCCTATCGTACGGGGCGATAACGCCATCAGCCAGGTGAGCATCACCGACGATATCAAACAGGCTGGCTCACTGCGCGGCCTGCGGCTGGTCAACGTCCTGAATATGGATGTTGATTCCATCACCACCCTGTTAACGCGTGTTACCTCGCCAAAGCTGAAGCTGGCCGAGATTAACGCGATGGATACCCGCGATTTCATGCGACTTGCGGAGGCCATCACGCCTTTTTTAGTGCATGCGGAGCCTGGCGAACCGAACGCGGAGGCGACGGAGGAAGCGTAACCGTCTTGCAGTTCGACCAGATAGACGATCTGGTCGCTGATATTGCCGTTGTTTTTAACTGGCCGCCCTCTGAACTGTTCAGCATGGATCTGGGCGACGTGATAGCCTGGCGCGCGCGGGCGGCTATCCGAAGTGGAGCCAGTGAAGCCGATGAAAAGCCTTGATATCCGCGTAGCCTTCAGTGCTATCGACCGGCTGACCCGCCCGGTCAACGCCGCCCGCCAGAGTGCGGGCGGTTTGTCTGAATCCCTCAAACGCACCCAGGCCGCTATTAAGGATCTGGATAATCAGTCCAGAACCTTCAATCGCCTGCGCGACAGCGTACAAAAGACCTCACGCAAGATTGATGAAGCCAGTCGCAGCCTGGACGGGCTGAAAAAGGCCCAGCAAAACAATGCCGTGCTGACCGATAAGCAACGGGAGCACATGGCCGCACTGGCCGCCAAACTGGAGCGGCTGAACATCACCCGCGATCAGGAAATGGTGAAACTACGCGCCGTATCGCAGGCGCTACGTGGTCACGGTGTGTCGCTTGTCGGCAGTAACGCCACTATCCAGAGCGCCATCCGGCGCACCGAACAATATAACCAGACACTGGAGCGAGAGCGGCGGCAACTGGCCGCGGTTACGCAGGCACGCGCCCGTTATGAACGCATGCAACAGACGGCAGGCAAACTGCGCGGCAGCGGCGTGATGGCCGTGGCAGGCGGTGCGGCAGCCGGATACGCGGGCGGGCAGTTTCTGGCTCCAGCGGTCGGGTTTGATGAAGAGATGTCTCGCGTTCAGGCGCTGACCCGTCTGGATAAAGGCGATCAGCAACTGGCAGCCCTGCGGGCGCAGGCCAAAAAACTCGGTGCGGAAACCGCATTCACCACCCGCGATGCGGCCAGCGGGCAGGCGTTTCTGGCGATGGCCGGGTTTACTCCGCAGGCCATTCAGGCGGCATTGCCGGGCGTGTTGAATATGGCGCTGGCCGGTGGCATGGAACTGGGCGAAACCGCCGATATCGGGTCAAACATTCTTTCACAGTTCAATCTGGATGCCAGCCAGATGGATCGCGTCAGTGACGTGCTGACCGGCGCGTTTACTCGCACCAACACCGACCTGTTCAGCCTCGGCGAAACCATGAAATACACCGGCCCGGTGGCGGCCAAGCTGGGGATCAGCCTGGAAGATGCGGCCGCGATGGCCGGTATGCTGGCAAATAACGGTATTCGCGGTAGTGATGCCGGTACCGCCATGCGTGCCAGCCTTGCCCGTCTGGCTTCACCACCGAAAGCGGCAGCGGAGGCGTTAAAAGAGCTGGGCGTGTCGGTAGCTGACGCAAAAGGCAAGATGCGGCCAATGCAGGACGTATTACGTGACCTGTACAAGGCGACTAAAAAATACGGCCAGGTCGATCAGGTGTCTTTCTTCAAAGATATTGCCGGGGAAGAGGCCTTTGTCGGTCTGCAAACGCTGGTACAGGCGGCCGGTAGCGGTGCATTGGGTAAACTGTCTGGTGAACTGAAGAAAGCCAAAGGTGAAGCGGATGCCGTCGCCAAAAAGATGGCGGATAACCTGGGCGGTGACCTGAAAAACCTCGACAGTGCCTGGGAAGGGTTTCGTATTCAGGTTGAAGAGACAACAGACCGGCCACTGCGCAGCCTGACGCAGGGGCTAAGCGATGTGATTACCAACGTGAGCGGCTGGGTGAGGGAGAATCCCAGGCTGACGCAAACGCTGTTACTGGCTGTCGGCGGTGCGGCGGCATTCGCGGTGGCGATCGGTGGTACCTCACTGGCAATCGGTCTGCTGATGGGTCCGCTGGCTAAGCTCCAGCTCGGCTTTTCGCTGCTGCTTGGTGCACGGGGCGTCGGTGGTGCGGTGTCGATGTTTTCCGGGTTAAGTAGCCTGCTCGGCGGGCCGATGGCACGCATGGGCGGCTGGCTACAGCTTTTCTCTGGCAGCACGGGCCGACTGACCGCGACACTGACCCCGCTGCGTGGCATGTTACTGGCCGTGTTTACCTCGCCGGTGTCAGCATTAGGGTCACTGGTCAGGGGCGTTGGCGGGCTGTTATTGCGGCTGAGCGGTTTGCCTGTGCTGTGGAGCCTGATCACCGGTGCTGTCTCGGTGTTAGGTGGCGTGCTGTCATTGCTGTTAAGCCCGATCGGATTGATTGGCGCGGCGTTTGTGGCGGCTGGGCTGCTTATCTGGCGATTCTGGGAGCCTATCAGAACGTTTTTCAGCGGGATGTTTACCGGCATTGTTATCAGCCTTGGCCCCATTCGGCAGGCATTTACGAGCCTGTCTCCCGTCTTTGATGTGATTGTGTCGGCCGTATCGCGCCTGTGGGATCGATTTACGCAGCTTTTTCAGCCTATCCAGACCACAAAAAAGACGCTGGATGACTGTGCAATTGCAGGCTATGGGTTCGGCAAGGTGCTGGGGTCGGCGCTGGACATGCTGTTATTGCCGCTGCAAAAACTGATGGAGGGGATCGGCTGGATTCTGGAAAAGCTCGGTTTAATCCCGTCCGGACTGGATGCGGCGCAGAAAAAAGCCGATCAGTTGAAAGAGCTGACGCCGGAAGGGAAAGACCGGCTGCAAGGTCTGGTCGCCAACCTGACCGGCGACCTGAAAGGGGCCACCACCGCACCGCCACCCGCATCTAAGCCACCCCTGACCGGGGACAGCGGCACCCAGCGCCGTTTGCAGAAGATTGCCGACAACACTGGCGGCGTGCTGGAAGAAACCAAAAAGCGCATCGGCCCCGGTGATATCGTTTTCAAAAACCTGCCGAAAGCGCTGGCTGTGCGTGGCGAATGGCAGGAATCCCGGCTTACTGGCAGCACACCTTCTGCCCCCCCACAGCCTGCGCAGACCATGCAGGCACTCAGCGACCGCCCCGCCGTGGTCGCGGCAACACAGCCCGTCAAACAGGCTGACGCGTCCCCGGTCAGTCGTCCGGCGGCCAGAACACCGGCGGCGGGTGGTTTCAATGGGGAAATTCATATACACCTGCACGGCGTTGAACGGCAGGACGCCCGCGAACTGGGCCGCATTGTGGCCGATGCGGTCAGTGCCGAACTGGCCCGCCGCGACAGGCTTCAGCGTGGCAGCTTCAGAGACAGAGAGTAAGGAGAAAAACCGATGATGATGGTATACGGGTTGTTTGTGTTTGAGCTGCAAACGCTGCCTTACCAGCAGCTTCAACAGTCGCGCGCCTGGCGACATGTGAAGAATGAGCGGATCAACCGTTCCGCGAAATTTCAATACATTGGCGCGGGGGAAGATCAGATCACGCTGAGCGGTGTGCTGTACCCGGAAATTACCGGCGGGGAAGTCTCATTAACTGCACTGACCACGCAAGCCTACAGCGGCCGCCCCTGGCCGTTGATTGACGGTACCGGGCAGATTTACGGCATGTACGTGCTGACCGGTATGCAGACCACGCGCACAGAGCTGAATCGCTACGGAAAGGCAAAGAAAATTGAGTTTTCGCTGAGCTTTCAGCGCTGTGATGAAGACCTGCGGGAAAAGCTGCAATCTTCATCCTTTAGCGACCTGATGGACAATGCGCGTAGCAGTGCAAACAAAGCGATGAATACCGTCAGCACGGCCATGACGGATACCGTCAACACGTTAAAAGGGTTGGTTTAACGGCCCTGTCTAAACAGGGCCGGGTAAGTCAGGTGGAGGGAGTTTCCGGCCAGTCGATATCCGGCGCGGCAGAGGTATCAAGGCGGCTTAATTGCACCAGATAGGTTTTCCATGCCGTCAGCGCGGTTTGCTCGGCGTCCGTCGCCATCCCCAAGTCCGCCGCGTAACCCAGTTCAGTAATGCGCGCCGTTGCTGCTGTTTTCCGCGCCGCCTGTTCCTGCTGTGCCGCTGCCACTTCTGCGGCGTGTTGGGCAGCAACATCAGTTACCCATGCGTTACCATCCCACCTGTCAAATGCCGTCGCTGGAGTCAGTAGCGTGAGTCCATCATGTAACTCGCCGAGTGCTGTCACTGTTTGCGGTTTTCCGTCTGCTGTGCGGTATGCAGTCTTACCGCGATGATCTTCCACGGCTTCCCACGCACCACCATCAGCACGGCGGCAAACTGCCTGCCCTTCTACCGCTGGTGGCGGCACGTCAGTATAACTATCGGCCGGTATTCCCGTACCGCGCATCAAAAACTCCACACCTTTACCAGTGTACTCACGGGTAACATGATCGGCGTGATAAACCGTAATCCATCCTGCATCGACAGCCAGACCGTTTTCATCCAGTTCAGTAATGATTTTTTCAGCCATGTTATGCAGCTCTCACGATGTAGTTAAAAGCGACATTGCGGGGGCGTACATACGAACGCGCCCGCGATCCGTTGTGTTCATACGCTGGTAAATTGCTGACTGCCGCATATTCATCAGCATTAAATGTGCTATCCACATTATCGATTCTGATTGTTGTCGCGGCGGTGTTGTTTTCGATGTTCGGCTGGATCCACGTTGCCGCCTGCGCAGACAAAAGCGTACGCTCTGAATCCACCCCGCGCCCATCATCCCAGCCGCGAATAAACTCGCCGCGCAAATCAGGCAACGTACCTGACGGATACAGTGCCGCCAATTTCGGATAGAGGGTTTTATCAAACGCCTGGCCGTTGCATTTCAGCCAGCCCGTCGGCGCTATCGCTTGCGGCCAGGGCAGTGGAATACCGGCAATCTCCGTGATATCGAGCTTGTGACCGATTGACACACTGACAGTGCGAGCAAAATTCGGGTCATCGCCCAATGATTTTGCCAATTTCTCTAGCGTATTCAACGCATCCGGCACACTACCTGCCAGTTCATTCACACGTGTGCTGATCGCCGTTTGCACAAATGCGGTGGTGGCAATTTGCGTTGTACCCGTTCCAACGGCGGCTGTTGGTGCGGTTGGCGTGCCTGTCAGCACCGCGTTAGAAAACTTGCCATCCACGAATGAGCGCGTTGCCAGCACTACCGACGGGTCAATCTTCAGCGTTACCGCGTCGGTACTGCTGACAATCAAAATCATGCGTACCGTCTGCACCCGGCCGGAGCCTTCCTGTAACTTCGGCTTGTAGGTTTCCGGGCAGTTGGCGACGGCGATCAGATTGCCATTAGCGTCATACAGCCCGATTTCCCGTATCCACCAGCCGCCTTCGTCCTCCGGGATCACTTGTTCGGCAATAATCTGGCTGGGGTTCGCCGGGTCTACGCTCAGAGAATTGAGCGGTGCCCGGCGACGCTCATTGACCAGTTTGGTTTGTGCTGTGTCGGGAGTCGGCAGAGTGCCGCCACCGTCGCCCAGTGCCATTTGTGTAATCGATAGTTGCCGCCCGAGCGCGGTAGCGTTTGCCAGCAACGCCGCGCCGGTGTTAGTCATGATCGCATAGTATTTTGTTGTCATGCGGATACGCTCATATTGTCAGACAGATGCACCACTGCACCGCGTACATCGATGCCAGTCGTGGTAATGGTTTCAGGGACATAGGGGTAAACGGTCAGTGCGTCACCGCTGTACTGCCCGGCAGCCAGCGGGATAGTACCCGCACAGTCCATGACGATATTTAGCCCCAGCAAGTGGCGACTTACCGGTTTGGCGTCGGCGATCAGCCGCTCCAGCTCCAGATAGGTTTCTTCGGTGATGCCAGCATCCTGCACGCCGATATCCAGCCGGAAGGTGCCCGGCTGGCCGCCGGTCTGCCACCATTCTGTGACCCGAATCAGATAGCCGAACGGCTCCACCACCCTGCGCAATGCCGCGAGGGTGCCCTTCTGGCGGTGTACCAGCCAGGCCGCCTTGATCACCTGGCGTTTGGTCTGTTCTGACCAGCGTTTATCCCAGCGGTCAACCGACAGTGCCCAGGCGAGGTACGGCAGTAGTTGTGCCGGGCAGCGCTCGGCGCTCCATAACGTATCCAGACAGACCGCTATCTCACTCAGGCGCTGGGTGGAGCTGGCGACGTTGCGCATAAAGTCGCTGGCTGAAGGAGGTAGCAGACTGTTACTCATCGCTACCGCCCTCGGTGACCGTGAACCCGGTGCAGTACGCTGCCTGCGTGTCGCTGATCACGATGTCCTGCGCCGGTTCCAGCAGTTCAACGCGTTGCACTCCTTGCACATGCAGCGCCGCCATGATGGCCGAGCGAGCCACATCGCGCCCGATGCGCCCCTGCGTACCGAGCCATGACGTTAACGCCTGCTGTGCCGCCTGTTGGATCGGCTCCGATTCCGGCCCCGGATAGCGGTACAACACCGCCGTAATGGCATAGCGCACAATCCCGGCGCTTTGCACCGTCAGGCGGTCACCAACCGGGCGTTTATCATCGGCGGACAGCGCGGCATCGACTGCCGCCAGCAGGTCAGCCGAAGCGCTGCCATCACCCTCGGTGGATAACACCGACACCACCACTACCGCCGGGGACGGACTGATCGCCTTGGCATCCGCTACCTTGCCGCTGGCACTTTTGGCGAAATACTCATACGCACCGGTTGGCCCCGCCACGCTCAGCCCTTCAAAGGCGGCCTGCGCCCGTAAACGTAGCGCGCTGTCAGCTTCCATCACGGCATCGGCGGTGTCGGTCGCTTCGGTAATAGTCAGTCGCTGGGTGTTCAGATTGGCCGCCAGATTATCCAGATCGGATGACACGGCATGACTGAGCAGGCAGGCTTCCGCGCCTTCGTTAATCCGCTGGCGTAGCATCATTTCCCGGTAGGCGATCACCTGGGCTATCACGGTTAACGGCTCGGACTCCAGCGACAGCGCAGCGGTCACAGACGACTGCTGAGCGGCCGGAAAGGCGCTAATCATCACCGCTTTCACGTCCTGAAGGATGACTTCGAAGTCCAGCACTTCAATGATCTGCGGCTGGGGTAACTGCGATAAATCAACCGTCGCCATCACCGTGACTCCTGAGCGTAAGGGTAGAGTTGGCCGCCTGCATCGTTTCGGTAATCAACCCTGATAACTCCGCTTCCACCGCTCCCGATGCTGAATAACGAATATCGACGGCATTCAGCGAGATACGCGGTTCCCAGCGCGTCAGGGCGATAACGGCCGCACTCATCAACTGAAGCCGCGTCACAGCATTCTGCGGCGCATCCAACAGGTCAGGGATCAGGCTGCCGTAATCCCGGCGCATCACCCTGGATGCCAGCGGCGTAGTCAGAATGTCGCGCACTGACTGCCAGAGCTGATCGGCATCGGTCAGGGTGCCGGTGCCATGCGGATTCATGCCGGTATAGGTCGCGGTCATTGTGTGCCACTCGTCCAGCTACCGCCGGGCTGAATGCCACCGTGGCGATGGCTATCCACCTGAACGCCGTTAGAGGTCATCGCGCCGCCAGAATGCGCCACGTTACCGGCCAGGGTGCCGCCGTGGGTGATCTCCACGGTACGGGCCTTCAGGTGCTGAGTGCATTCCACCACCGGCGTGTTCAGTGTGACGCTGACTGCGGCCACCACATTGGCGGTTTTCATGCCGGTGGCTTCCAGCGCACCGGCTACGGCGTCATACCGAAACCGGGCACCGTCCGGCGCGGTGATCACAATTTCCTTCAGGCTGTTGCCCGGTGCCGGGTGGGCCTCGCTGAACAGGCTACCGATGATCACGGCGGTTTCCGGGTTACCGCCAAGGCACCCCAGTAACACCTGTTCCCCGACGGCAGGCGGGAACCAGACGTTAAACGCCCCGGCGCGTGTGGTGTTCCAGCGTAGCCAGTCGGTGAGCAATTCACCGCTCTTAACGCGCACTCGCCAGCTTTCCGGGTCAACCGCCGTGACAACGCCGACACGCAACAGGTTTTCCAGTAATCGCATCAGTTCAGCGCTCATGTGGCAGCACTCCCCAGACTGTTGATCACCGTTTCATGGATCAGTCGCTCATCAGCCAGGGAGATCCCCAGCAGCTCACGCACAGGGTAGCGGGCAAAGGCACCCGGCCCGACCTTGTCACGCTCGCCATACTGATGCACGCGAGCGATACGGGCGGCGATACCATCAAAGCCGACGCTGGCCCCGTCGGTATCGGCCTGCATTTTGAGAAAACGATAACCGCGCAGGCGCTGAAACATCGGGGTTGTCTTGCTGGTCGTGCGGCGCACTGCCTGCGTGTTGATCTCGATATAACGCTCAATATCGCTGCGGTAAAACGTGCGGATGGCGTTGCGGTCTTCATCAAAGCCGGTGATCGTGCGGCCGTGTTTTCCCCGTCCACCGTGCCAGTTTTTCAGGTGGCGCACCTGACCTTCCCAGACAAAGACCATTCCTTTTTGCGAGCGAAGCACCTTGCGGCGGCGGGTCGCATAGGCCGAGCCGTCCGGGTTCCTCTGCGCCCTGATACGCTGCTGCTGACTGCGGCGTAGTGCCTGCCCGACCTGACGGGCTGTTTTCAGCCGCCCGGCGGGTGACAGGCCGGAGAGAATGTCATCAAACACCTGATCCAGTGCGTGAAACAGTTTATCCGTCATGTCGCTGTCTCCCCGGTGGCATCGTCAAGCACCGCATCCCATACCCCGCCGGTGAGGCGCGGACGAGGTTCGGGCAGGTGTTCAGCACGCAGGATGCCGTTATCGTCCCGCGTGACCTTAACCCGCTCGCGCACCGGGATTTCAAACAGAATGTCGGCGCTGTCGTCGTTGTTGATAAGCGTGGTGAATTTCACCTCGCGGTTCTTTTGCGGGTTCAGCAACAGGTCGGGCTGGTTCTGCCACAGCCAGGCCATTAACGGTAAGGTGAAATCGTCGATATCGCCGGTGAAGTTCATCACGAACAGCACCAGCGAGTAGCGGTACAGAAACGACGGTGTTTCCCCGGTGGTTTCAATACCGCCTTCTTCCACAAATACCGTGAAGGCTTCCGGGTTGGCCCGGCACCAGGTATTGGATGCCGTCAGCGCATCACGCAGCGAATCGGTTTTCAGCATGAGCATTCCCCTATGGTGTGGCGGCGTCCTTCAGACGCTGAAGGCGACGCAGGTATACATCGTTGATGGCGGCCTTGTCTGCGTTGCAGGTGTCCAGCGCATCCAACAGCTGATCACTCCAGAGCGCGACCGCGCCCCAGGTCACCGGTGTTTTCAGTACGGGCGTCGGTGTGGGGGCCGTCAGGCTGGGCGGTACCGGGTCGTGCAGTATCTGCACGCTGGACGGCGGCGGCGCGTTTTTGCAGGCTGTCGCTGACAGCAACAGGCACCACAGTGTTAGCGCACGTATCGGGCTGCATCCCCTCACGCATCTTTTCACGGCGTTCTTCCCCTTCGGCATAACGCTGTTGCTCACGCTCGCGCACCTGCGCCAGCACGTTTCTGGCATCGTCAGCCAGTGCCCGGACTTCGTTTAACAGCTCGCGCTGTTGTTGGGCGCTGTCGGTCAGTGCCTCGGTATGCGCCCGGTCGATGCCGCGCTGGTAGGTTTGCCAGAGCACACCACCGACGGCCAGCACCAGCAGCACGGCAAGGGGGGCGGTCAGCTTCATGGCACACCCGCCAGATCGCGCAGGCACCAGGCTTTAAAGTCGCTGCGACGATTGACCAGCCCGGCGGAGCGCTGGCCGCCGCTGTTGACAAAATCGGTCAGCCGTTCACACATCGCGGGCCATTCCTGCGCCTGTGCGTGTTTCCAGATGGTGGTGCGCTGCTTGCTGCCCTGCCGGTTGGTAAACCACATCAGGCCACTGCAACCGAGGTTAAACGCCGTGTCGGTCATGGCTTCAAACGCCGATTGCGGCATGGCTGCGCCGTTAAAATTGCCGTTGACGCAATTCTCTGCCCGCTGCATGTCGTTAACCCAGCGTCGGGCGATCTCGTCATTGCTGTACGGCCGGTTTTGCACGTTACCGGTAGAGCCAATGCCCACCGTCAGCACGCCAGCGGGGCAGTAATACGGCGACGCACGGCAGTCTTCCCAACTGGCCGTTTTCTGCTGTGCTTCCGGCGACGTGCGCAGGGTACCGGGGGACAGCGTGATACCGAGCGCCACAATTAGCGCAATCGAACAGCGTTTAATCGCGGTTTTCATCGTCAACGTCACCCTGATGCAAAATAGCCACCGCACGGCGTTCCGACGTATTCAGCGTGCGGCGCTCGGACTGCTGTAAAATCTGTTCAATCAGTTCATTGCGGCGTCGCTGTGCGCGCTCGATACGACGCCGGAACAACCAGGCGCGCCACGCGGTGACAACACCGATAACCAGGCCCGCCAGCGCAACTTTTTCACTGACGGTCATCACCCCGATGCCGGTCACCATCACGGACAGGCCATAGGTCACCCCATCATTGAGGCGCTGAAGATCGTTTAATCCCATAACTGCACCGTTTCCTGTTCTGTCTGACGGGGAATATCAGGCAGCGTGATAGCCTGCCCGGCCGTCAGAAACATCTGGCGGCTTAACCCCGGATTGGCGGCGATCACCTGCTCGGTGACACCGGCGGATGTGCCGTAATGGCGATAACAGAGCAAGTCCACCGTATCGCCCTGAAGCGCCCAGACCACCATCAGCACAACTCCGCAAAAAGCCGCTGAGCACCGCTTATATCGGCGATGCTCCAGCGCGCATCACGCCATAAATCGTCACACTGGTTATCAAAGGTGTCTGCTGCCTTGTCGCCTTTGGCCGTGGTATCCACATCGCGGTATCCCTCCAGCAACAGCGCACGGGCAATGGCATAAACCGCACGCCTGAAGCGGTACACCTTGATACTTTCGTCGTTGACCTGTCTGGCCGGAACGTCCGCCAGTGCGGCATATCCGGTGGCCTGTTGTGTCTGCTGCCAGCTCGCCAGTTGGTCAGTCACATGCACCACCGCTTCAGTGGTGACGTGCATCAGGCGGGTGGTGGTGATACCGCCGGTGATGCGGGCGGCCAGGCGCAGATCACGCAGGACGATCACCGGCCAGAACTCCCCGGCGCTGACCGTCGCCGTGCCGTCGTCAATCTCCGGTACGTCACCGCTGTCGCTGACACGTTTTTGAGCTACCAGGCTCATGCTCAACTCTCCCAAAAGTCAGGCGGTGGGCACCGGGCAAAAAGACCGTATACGGGCAGATCACCCGGTGCGCCGCCTGTCGGACGGGGCCGAAGTCGTTAACGTTTGGCAGACTGACGGGCGGCTTTACTTTTGCCCGTCGGTCGTGTGGTTTTCCGCGCCGTGGTGTTACGCACGGCGGTCTTTTTTACCGCTGGCTGCGTGGCGTCGGCTGAAGCCGCAGGCGGTGTCTCCGTGGTCGTTTCATCGTCACCGTGCGTGCCATCTTCCGGCTCGTTACTGCTGCCCGGCATGAGCTTTTTCAGCTCCCGCGTCAGGGTGGCGATCTCCCGTTTCACTCCCGCGTTCGGATTGCGGGCCATCGCTTCCCGAAACAGTGTCAGTGCCTCAGCTTTGGTTTGTGCATCCACTGCCGCACGGCGTGAGAAGGCGCGGGCTTTGCACAACTTGGCGCGCACTTCATCCGGCATGTCTTTGCCATCCACAATCGCGGCCACTTCATCCAGCACGGCGGTATACCCGCTCAGGTCGGCATCTGCATCGGTGGTTGCCAGCGTCAACACCGGGTTGCTCACTTCCTCAGCCAGTACCGTTACCGCATCGCGGCGGAACTTGTCGGCAGGCAAAGACAGGCCATGCTTAACGACGTAACGCCCCAGCCTCAGTGTCAGTGCGCTATCCTGGCAGTCGATAGCCCATACCATCAGGGTGACGATCACTTCATCCTGTCGGCCGCTGTCGCCCTCCAGCGTGCCATCAATCCAGCCGTCATATTCCGGCAGCATGGCTTTTTTCATCTCCGCTTTGGTCGCATCAGATTGCACCTGTTTCAGCGCGGCCTGATGCAGGCGCAGACGGTGAAGGATTTGCTCATGGGCAGTGCGTGACACCGCTGTTTCGGTGTCCGCCTGGCCCCGGCGCTCGGCCATGACCCGCTGAAAATGTCGTTGTGCCGGTGTCAGCATGGTGTGTTCTCCGGTTGGGGCGGGGTGTTACCCCGCCTGGCTGTTACTGGCCGTCGCCTGCTGCCTGCGCAAACTGAATCCCGTCGATCAGGGCCACCTTGCCGTAGTCCTCCACCACAAAGTCGTCGTTGGACGACTGGTAGGTGGCGACCCGGTTGTACTCCGGTTCTTCAACGATGCTGCGGCGCAGCGCCCCCAACAGGTAGTACACCGACAGATTCTTGAACGAGGTGATCAGCACCGCGTTGGACGGGAAGTACGGTGCCAGGAAGGTCGGCAGACCGCCCACACGCTCCTGACTGACAATCAACTGACCGGCCAGCAACTCGGTATTGGGGTTACTCTGGCTCAGTGCATTAAGGCGCGGAAAGTTGCTGGACGTCAGCAAGTCGGACGCCATGATCACCACCAGATCCGGTGCCCTGCGATGCCACGGATCCAGCAGGCTGTTTTTGGCGTCAAACACAGCGGTGTCGAGGTTGCCGTAGGTGCCTTTGGTGACAATCTTGTTGTCTTCGTCGCGGGCGGTCAGCGTGACGTTTTTGATAATGCGGTGCCCCGCATCGTTGCGGATTTTTTGCAGCCAGCCGACACCGCAATCCTGCAACAGCGGATTGGCGCTGCGGTTGGATTTCTCGGCATAGGTGGTGCCGTTGAAACCGATCATGATGCGGTCAAGGCCGATTTGCCGGGCATTGGCCTGGCTGATCAGCGCCTGAAAGTTCGGCTGTGATGCCCAGACATCCAACTGCGGGTAGCTGACTGCCGAGTCATAATTCACCTTACGGCAATGATAGTCGTTAGGCTCTTTGGAATGGTTGTCAGTCGGATTGCGGCGGGACGTGCCATCGCTACTGTTATTTGTGCTGGCAATCGGCCCTTTGCTACCGATCAGGATTTTCTGACCTTCCTGATCCTTCACGCCAAACACGTTAATCTGTTTCAGGAATTCATCGCTTTCCTGTGCCGCCTGCTCCATACGCTGCTGGATGGCCGGTTCAACGCTGAAGGTCATCGCCACGGCATTCGGCTGCACCCCGTTAAGCTGCGCCTGACGTGATATGTACTGATCAAAAAGATTACGGGTCGTGTTTTCCATGTTCGCTTGTCTCGCTTAACGGTACTTAAAAGTCAGCCAGTTGCGCGCCACTGTTGCCGCCGCTGGCCGCCGGACGCTGGCTGTAACTGTTATCCTGCGTCGCCAGCTTTTGCGTGAGTGCGGCCAGTTCGCTGGTCAGCGTCTGAATGGTTCGGCTGTCCTGCTGTTGTTGGGTTTTCAGCGTGTTGAAACTGTCAAGCAGGTCAGCATGGGACTGGGCGACGTTTTCCACCGCCTCACGCACCTGGTTAAACTGCTCACTGTCCGATTTACGGCCTTTGCCGATAATCCCCATCACGCGGGAAAACCATTGCTTCCCCTCGTCGCTGCGCTGTTCGGACAGCTCAACCAGCTCCGCTTCCATCGCTTCGGTGAACATGACCGGCTCACCGGGCAGATTGTTGAATGCCTGCACCTGTGCCCGTTGTTGTGCGGCGAATTTCAGGCGATCGGTGCCCAGGCTGGCCGGGGTATCCGTCATCGCCAGGCCGCGCAGATAAGGCTTGCCGGTCGCGGCAAACTGCGGGTCGATTTCGATACTGGAATAAATCTTCTTCCCTTCGCCGGTGAGCTGCTTCATTCGCTCGGTGGGTTCGATTTCCGCATACAACGCGGCACGGCCTTTTAGCGGGCCGTCAGTAATGTCTTCCGCGCTTAGCGCAATAACATCCCCCATCGCACTGAAATCACTGCCCGGATAGGGGGAAAGAATGTGCTCAACGTTAACGCGGGCACCGTATACCTGCGGGTTGTAGCTTTCCGCCATTGCATAGAGGTGGTCGCGCCCGATTTCACGCCCGTCAACGGTGGAGCCGGAGACGGCAACCCGGAATTTTTTGCGGGTCGGTTTAGCTGTACCGCTCATGCCTGTAGTCCTGTCCTGTGGTGTCTGTGACATCATGATTGCAGAGCCTAACTCCCTGTCTCAACGCGGTTTTGTTGTCGGCGGAGGGCCAGAGCCGAAAGTGAGCGAAAGGCGGATCGCGCGCGGGGTAATCTTCCCGGCAAAGGGGGAAACCGCGCATGATTCAGGACGCATTTGTACGGCAGCGAGCAAAACAGCTTTACTGGCAGGGTTACCCGCCAGCGGAAATTTCGCGCCTGATGGGGATTAATCAAAACACGGTGTATGCCTGGAAAAAGCGCGACGAATGGGACGAAACGCCGCCTATCCAGCGCGTGACGCATTCTATCGATGCACGGTTGTGCCAGTTGGCCCAGAAGCCGACTAAAACCGGGGGCGACCTGAAGGAAATGGACGCGCTGACCCGGCAGTTGAAAACGCTGAATGACGGCCAGCCGGGCAATGCCGCAGGCGGCAAGAAACCCCGCCAGCGCAAGGTGAAAAATCACTTTTCTGACGAACAGATTGCCGCGTTGCGAACCAACATTCTCGACTCACTGGCCTGGCATCAAAACGGCTGGTATGAGCAACGCCACCACCGAAATCGCATGATCCTGAAGTCACGCCAGATTGGTGCCACCTGGTATTTTGCCCGTGAAGCGTTATTGCGGGCGCTGCGTGATGACGTGGCTTACCCCTATCAGCGCCACCAGATTTTTCTTTCTGCCTCGCGCCGTCAGGCGCACCAGTTCCGGGGCTTTATCCAGAAGGTGGCGGAAGAGGTGGACGTCGAACTAAAAGGCGGCGACAAAATCGTCCTGAGCAACGGGGCTGAGCTGCATTTTCTGGGGACGTCTGCCGCGACGGCACAGTCCTACACCGGCAACCTGTATTTCGATGAATTTTTCTGGGTCAGTAACTTTGCCAACTTGCGCAAGGTGGCCGGGGCGATGGCGACCCTGAAGGGGTTGACGCGCACCTACTTTTCCACCCCATCGAGTGAAACCCATGAAGCCTACCCGTTCTGGACAGGCGCACGCTGGAATGAGAAGCGCAGCAAGGCGCAAAAGGTCGCGTTTGATGTGTCATGGAAAGCACTCAATAGCGGTTTGCTATGCCCGGATAAAACCTGGCGTCAGATTGTGACGCTACAGGATGTCATCGATCATGGCTGGGAATACACCGACCTGGAAGAAATCCGCGACGAAAACAGCCCGGATGAATACAACAACCTGTACGGCTGCGAGTTCGTCCGTGATGGTGAGTCCGCCTTTAACCTCAACCTGTTATTTAGCTGCGGTGCCGACGGTTACGACGAGTGGCCGGACTGGAAACCTTTCGCGTCACGCCCGATGGCTGATCGCGGCGTCTGGGTTGGTTATGACGCCAACGGCAGTAGCGGTAACGGCGACAGCGGCGCGATCTCGGTGGTGGTACCGCCACTGGTGGTGGGCGGCAAATTCCGCACCATCGAAACCCAGCAGATACGTGGCCTGGAGTTCGAAGAGCAGGCGAAAGTGATCGAGGCGCTGACCTTCAAATATAACGTGCAGCATATCGCCATCGATGGCACCGGCATCGGCGAAGCGGTCTACCAGATTGTGAAGAAATTCTTCCCGGCGGCGGTGTGCTTCCTGATGTCGGTGTCATCCAAACGCGCCCTAGTGCTGAAAATGCTTCAGGTCATTCGTGCTGGTCGCTGGGAATACGACCGCAGCGAGCAGGCACTGATCAACGCGTTCAACGCCGTGCGGCGCGTCAAGACGCCAGGCGGCATCATGACTTACGACACCGACCGCGCACGCGGCTCTAATCATGGCGATCTGGCCTGGGCAACCATGCTGGCCGTCATCAATGAACCACTCGGCCAGGAGCAGGGCGGCGGTGGCTTTGCGATGGAGTTCTGATGAAAAGAAAAGATAAACCCGGCGCCCGTCCGGCAATGACGGCTGGTCAGCCGGACATGGCCGCCGCTCTGAAAAGCGATCCGGGGCTGAGCGCGTTTACCTTTGACGGTCCCTATCCGGTCAGAGACGGCCACGACCTGCTGGATAACATGTATTGCGCCGACAATGGCCGTTACTACGACACCCCGGTGGACTGGTACGGGCTGGCCCGCGCGTTTGGCAGTGCGTCGTGGCACCAGTCGGCGCTGTACTTCAAACGCAATGCGCTGACCGGGTGCTTTATCCCGCACCCGTTATTGTCGCGTCAGGCGTTCTCCGCCTTCGTGCTCGACTGGTTTGTTTTCGGCAACGGTTATCTTGAACGCAGGGTCAACCGGCTGGGCGGCGTGTTGGCCCTGCGTCACGTTCCGGCCAAGTACACCCGGCGCGGCAGCGATCTGAATACCTATTGGTTTATCCGGCAGTGGAAAGATGAACACACGTTTGATACCGACAGCGTGTGCCACGTCATCAACCCGGATATTCACCAGGAGATCTACGGTATGCCGGAGTACATGGGCGCGCTGCTGTCGGCCAGCCTGTCACACTCTGCCGATATGTTCCGCAAGCTCTACTATGACAACGGTTCGCACGCCGGGTGCATTATCTACATCGGCGCATCCCAGGTGGATACCGAAAGCATGGATAACGTGAAGAAAACGCTGAAGGAAGCGCGCGGTAAAGGCGCGTTTAAAAACCTGCTGTTACATGCGCCGGGTGGCGGTGAAAAAGGGGTACAGATTATTCCCTTCAGCCAGATATCTGCCAAAGATGAATTCCTGAATATCAAATCGGTGACGCGCGATGACATTCTGGCGGCGCACCGTGTACCGCCGCAACTGATGGGCGCTATGCCGGAAGGCAACGGCTCCTTTGGTGATGTGGAGAAAGCCGCGCGGGTGTTCGCTATCAACGAGCTGATGCCGGTGATGGAAGCACTGAAGCATGTGAATGACTGGCTGGGGATGGAGGTGATCCGTTTTAATCCTTACGCCCTGTTGAAAGCCGAGTGATACCCCGCCGCTGCCGCCGCACTCACGCGGCGGTTTTTATTCAAAAACTTTCACGCTGACCGCACACAATTTCTTTTCAGATCAACGGCTAACGCCACCATTTCCCACCCACATAAAACCGCATCAGCGCTACGCCATCGGGCGCTCTCACCGGATGCCGCGTCGCGTCTCCCGAACGAAAATACGCACGCAGCAGGCCGAGAAATGTGCCAGATTTGGCACATCAAAGGGGATCCCTACCTACCCCCCGCCGCGTGGGCTGTTCCCCCGTCACCTGCGCGCTGCTCTCGCTTCATTTTTTGTGCAAGTGCAGAAACCGGCCCGGCGCGCGTGCGTACCGGGCGGAAAGGGGAAAAATAGCATCAAAAAAATTGTGCAAAATTGTGCGGGTTTGTGCGGCGCATTTGGGGTAAAAAAAACCTGCCGAAGCAGGTTTCAGAGAAGGTTAGCGAATGGATGAAATCCGCTCTAATGCTGCCCGAGCAAGGAACCCTGAGCGGCTCTTAAATTCCGGGTTACTCGCTACGCAGCGGTCAATACGGTCAGGTCAATCAGCGACACCAGTTTCCATCAATCTTGTGCGTAATGATTTTGAACCGTTGCATGAAATTATTTTTTTAGTTAAAAACCTTAATTCAAAAAGTCATTTAATGTTTTTTTGCTTTGTAGTCTTTTATAATTTTCTTGATGTCGTTTAATAGAACGTTAAATCCGGTAAAATCTATTGTTTTTCTTTTAGGTTTAACTACATACTCAGCAAAATGATTCTTACCGTAGTGTTTGTCAGTGTCAAAGGTACCCTTATAGCTAAAGGTTTTTTTCTCTAATTTTTCGTTTAATGTTGCAGTATCAAAGAAATCCTCGATGGCACTATCCCCCCCTTTAATTAAAGGAGTTTGCATAACGTAAAGGTTTTTTATGACGTGAGTGAAACTATCATTGCTAGAGAAGTTTTTCTTTGTAATTTGATTAACTAAGGATCTAACTGCAGGAGCACCAGAGTCATTATCAATTAGTATTATCACGGGTTGGGACAGAGAAAATCTATTAAATTCATCGCAGTAACTTGAATAATTGCTTATCAAATTGCCTATATCTCCTGTACCACCTGTCACTTTAAATAATTCACTTATTGTTTTTGTCGGTCTAAAGAAACTAACTTGCAGTTCTTTTTTTATAATTAGAGAGCGGTGTTTTGCTGCCTGTGACTCAAGTGCACATTGTAGGTAAGTTATATCAGTTTTACCTTCACAGACAATGACCGGTTTTTTATTTTTTACGAAATTTTTGAAGAAAAGGACATCTCTATACATTCTGCTATCAGCATCGAATATATCATCAAATGTTTTTTTGTTAGGTTTCTTGGGAATGATATATTCTTCTTTTGTTGTGACTCTATGCTCACGTCTTACGTTGTGTATGTGGCTTAAAATACCAATCAGATAGTTAATATCTTTTTTAATTTCTGGCTGGGAATTTATAGCATAGATTTCTTTTCCATTTTTAAGTTTATGCCATATAACACGAGCCTTGTTTCTATAATCGTAGGGCACATTGACCTTTTTATTTACGACAATACCGGTTACGTCCTGTCTGGAGTTGCAGAACTGAAGTCTATTTTTTTTGTGATTTATATCAAAACCACACTTTTTAATTATTCCTTCAAGAGAACTCCCAATCCTTACGTCTCCATTTTCAATGGATGCTATTCTTGGTGGAAATTCTTTTAAGTTGGTTGAAAATGTAAGATCATCAGCATAGCGTGTGTAATAACAACTATATTTTTTTGCAAGTGACGCAAGTTTTATATCTAATATTCCAGCAATTAAATTTGATATCACTGGAGAAGTTGGCGCTCCTTGTGGTAATCCTTGCTGATAGCAAGTAATATTTGCTAATACTTTAGCAACTTCGTCTGATAATTGGAAGTGTTTGTTGTTTTTAAAAAAGCCATAAACTCTCCCATAATGGATCTGTCCGAAGAAATCTTTCAAATCAACATTGAGAACAAATCTTTTATTTTTATGTGGAGTGGCATTGGTTATTATTGATTTCCCTTTAATAAAACCATGTGAAAGAGAATTAATTTTCTTAAGATGATTCCTATGTCCTTCCAGAATACAAACAATCCTAAAACATTCCTGTAATAGAGATGACACTTTCTTTTGAATGTCTTTTAATTCTTTGACTGGTGCATTAATTGTTCTTTCGGAGCCATCTTTTTTAGGTATCTTAAAAGTATGATACTTGGCTAAATTCAGCCTATTTATGCCATACAGAACATAAGTAATTGACTGACGAGGGACTGAAATAATTTTTGCTAAGTCTGTTATATTTTTTGCTGATTTTAGTTCTGAAAGTTTATTGTTTTTCGACATAGTTTTGGTTTTATTTTTTACAATAGTGAGTTGAGGTGCTATAGGCACTCATTAAGCTCACCGGCAAACTGTTATCGGTGATCTTAAAACATTGATGGCATTCCGCCGGACATTCTTTTCACATATCACGCTTCGTGATAAAAAATCTGCCTATAGCCCTCAACTTATTAATATTACATTGTATCGATTTAGGCAACTAAAATTTAAGCATAGAAAGTGTTGCGTTTAGTTTGGCAAGGTATTACGAAAACAGGCCGACATCCGTATCGTTCAGTGATTAGACTCTTCAATAACTGAATTTTATGGCATAAGAAAAAGCCCGCCAGAATTTGCGGGCCGGAACATCAACGGTTGAAACTACTGTCACGCATGTTTCATTCTCTCGTTTAGCGTCTCGATGATGAAGGCGTTGACAGATGTTTCTTGCTCAGCTGCAGCCTGATTCAAACGCTCTCCGAAAGACTCAGGGTAGCGTAACGTAAACGTTTTAACCCTTTCCTGACGGACGTATGGTTCAATGCCCGCTGCGCTGCAATCATCCAGATATTCACGCAGTGAAATCTCACCTTCTTTTTTCAGTCCCTGAATGCTGTCCGAAACAAAATCACAATAGCCGGTCAGACCCATAAACTTACCACGAAACGTGCCAAGCTCCGGCACATAGCTGATAACAGCCGGTTGTCCGGCTATCTCAATGGTGTTTGGTGTAGATGGTTTGCTCATGGTTTCACTCCTATGCTTTCAAGCCAGTCGCGCAGGTTAGCCACTGCGCCTTTATCTGTATCTGGTGAAGGATGTGGGCGATGGAAGTTAGCGATACTGCCGTTGAGGAGAAACTTACAACGCGAACCACGCCCCTCTTTAACTTCCCCACCCAGAGCCTTTATCAGTGACTCTATATCGGCCCATTTGATACCTGACTGGACAGGGGATTTAAACACCTGTTCAAGCGTGCTTCTTTGCCTTTTCCGTAATGATGAAACCTGTTCCTTCATTCCCTCGCCTCACGACATCACTCTATGAAGTCATTATCCAACCCGCCATAAATGAAGTCAAATTATGAAGTCATAATAGTATATGACAATCTATCATTCTTCCTGATACCCCTCCATCCGCAGCCGTGCTATCCAGTTGCTTACAGTAGCGGCAACATCTTCCGGTCGACGTTCTCGCCGAACGCGATACAGGCATCCGTCAGAGCGTGAAACGTATAGCTGATCCGCAAAGGTGAGAGTATGCCCCAACGCCAGCCGCTGGATCTCGATATTGCTAATATCCCAGCCGATTGAGCGGGCGAAATCGGCAATACTGGCTCGCCACTCGTCCGGCAGTTTGCCAACCACCTGTTTTTCAGCCGATGTGGTCCGTTGAGTAGTGGACGAGTGTTGATTATTCCGCCGATCCGTCGGTTGTGTTCGCAACCTGGACAGCAGTGCCCGGCGTTCCGAGTCTGTCATGTGCTCGAAGTCGGTGGAAATTCGAGCGAATGTATCGCCAGGCTCTCCATCTGGCGCTTCACAGCTACCATAGTCATCCCCGTCTATACCTGACGGAATGGCTATTTTTTCATCGCCCGTAGAGTTATTGACAGAACTCCAAGCGTCGCCGGTCGGCGACGTAACGGCCAAACCACTCCCGGTGCCAATGCTGGTACCATCGTCAGCGGACTGCTTCTTTCGGATTTTCCACTTGATTAACCGGGTGCAGATACGGGATATCGCCCCCAAACGTGGAGAGAACACACCGAAGATTTTTTCCGGTATCTCGCCGTAGGTGTTCTGTTCGTCAGCATCTTCATAGGCAATGCGCACGGTGTAGCGCTCGCGTGGGATCAACACGCCACCTTGCTTTTCGATGTATGTGGCAAAACAACCGGCGTCAGCCGATGCCAGCACGGCATCCATTGCCGGGTCAGCAAGCTGCGCGGCCCCGCGTTTAAACGTGCCGTTTTCTTTCTGGGCTGCGGTAAGTTGGTTTGCCAGGCGACGCAGTTCACGCCATACCGTTACCGGCGGCAGACCAAACGGCTGAAACTGTCGGATGTTATGTTGTGACGCCCAGGCCATCGCAAACTTTGCCGTTTCGCGTAATGGCTTGCCGGTTTCGTTATCCAGCTCGCCATCCAGCGCGTAACCGTCGATATTTTTACTGATGTACTTCGCCACGTAAGCCGTAGCGCTGCCTTTTCTTGGATCGAGCTTTTTAGCCTTGAATCGTGCGCCGGTGTTGCGCCCCAGCTCCGCACGGTCTTCAGCAATAAAATACTCTCGCAAGATATCGGTGATGGCCTTCCTGTCGGCAGGTGGCATAAACAGCAACACATGCCAGTGCGGTGTTGCATCGTGGTGCGGCTCGGCAACGCGAAAGCCGTAAGGGCGCAAGCCACGACGATTCAACGCAGACATGGCCCGCGCCCAGGTGCGGCATAAATACCGCTGCCCCTGACGAGGAGAAGCATGATCCCATTTAGGGTTTTGGTGACCGTTCTGGATGTTAGCGTGGTAACGCGACGGGCAGGTGATGGTGAGGAAAACACCTTCATCACCCCGCGCGATTGCCACCATTTCAACACCGGCCATGCGAGTCATCAGCTCATGACGGCGGATAGCCGGATTACTGATACTGCCGTACACCATGTTTTCCAGTGATGTGACGTTGCCATCTTCATCAACCAGTTCATGTGTCTGGAAAAAAGCACGATTCTTGCGGCGCTGCTCTTGCCACTGGTTGAGGGCATCAAGGCTGACATACGGCATTCTTTTTTTGTGGATCACGCCGATGGCGCGAAACTGATTTTCCCGCCATTCACAACGCAGTCGCCACAGTTTCCGCCCCCACCATTCAGGTGAAGTAATGCGTAAAATGGCGGAATAGATGCGGTGCCGGGCTTGTTCATCACCGATGACCAGCCCCCAGCACGGTGGCGTTACACGTAATGCCAGCAGTTCGCGCCCCAGATGGCGATACAGCCACTGAATTTCATTGTCGGTCATGTTTTCCGGCGATGTGTGGCCGCACTCGGTTTCAAACATTTCGGCGATGGCGGCCGCAAGGGTATGCGCGGCATTGATCACCTCATGCTTGGTAAACCCGGCCAGATGCGCCCAACGCGGCCCCCAATAGGCCGCCAGTTCCGATGCAAAGCCATCACGCACACCTTGCTGTGCGCGCACAGCATCCAGACGCAGCAGGGCTTTTTTCACGGTTCCCATGAAAAAGGCGCTGATGTGTCGCGGCTCGCGGTTTGCACGTAGCCATTCAATTTTTTGGCGGTAAACGTCACGGATAAAAAATGGTTGTTCATGCAATCGGGCTTCCACGCCTTCCGGCGTTTTCATCCAACCGCTAACCGTTTCCTGATGATCCCGGCGCCCTATTTCTGCCAGAGCGCGCCGGATAAGCAACTGGGTACCGTTCGGCTCCCGGTGATCCAACTGTGCTACGGCTTGATTAAGATTCCGGTCATCACCTGGCGCTGCCAAAGCGCGTTTAACCATCCGGCTCAGATGCCGTGTGACGGCCGGATGCGGCTCAGCATCGGTAACGAGTAGAGAGGGGCGAAGATCAGCCACGCCCGACGGTGCGGAGATCGCCGGGCGTGGAGCGTTCCAGGGATAGGCCCATTCATGGCTTGACTCATTTCCTGCACATAACTGAAGTGTGGATGAGCGCCTTCCCTTAGACTCTCTGAACATTTATAACATCACCTTCTGAAGTCTTTCTGACACAACAAGGCCCTCATATGGAACATAAGTATTTCAAGGTGAAAAAAGAGCTCGCCCTTCCGTCTTACGATGAAGCGATAACCAAATGGCTTGAATTTCAGCCTAAAACTTCGCCATTAATTCCTTATAAGATACTAATATGTAATGAAAATGTTTTTTACCGTGAGATCACTTGTGATGGACTAGGTGAATACGTTGAAGCATGTGAATTTCTCCGGTCTCTGGATCTTGTAGATGCATCGGAATATGACTTTGGCCTAAGGGGCTATGATTCTGTGTTTGTGAGTCAGAGGTACATTGATAAAGCCTCTTCAACTCATCGATAGCATCCGCAGGAGTGCTTTTTTGTGAATGTTTGATCACGGCCAGAACGAGCATTCTGGTTTCATTACTCATTTGATACGGCATAATTCCTCGCAAGATAGAATGTCATGCCCACTGTTCAGGCATTCAGAACGGCTCCGCGTTCAACGCGCCGGATGCCACCATTTCCTGATAGGTGGCATCACCCATCACTGGCCCACAGTCAGGGCAGTGCCCACCACCTTCATAGCCGCACCCGTCGCAAACTTTCGACAGGCTTCGGGCAGCAGGAATCGGCAGACGCTTAGCAATGATTTCCCCGGCCTGCTTGCTCTCACCAGCCGCAACACCGACGCTACGCGGCGCGGTGAAACGGCAGATATCAAACCTGTGGTAAAGGCTGTGTGCGTGGTGAGTGTCGCTGTTGGATGCAATGACAGGTATCCCACGTTCGGCCAGGCGTGATAACGCGCTGCACAAGTCATACTGATCGTTGTGGGTGAAACCATCAGTGTGATAACTGGTGAAGCTGGCCGTTGGCGTTTGCGGGATATACGGCGGATCGCAGTACACCACATCGCCGGGGCGGATCAGTTGCAATGTTTCGCCAAACGCAGCGCAGATGAATTTTGCACGGCGGGCTTTTTCGGCAAATGCCTGAATCTCGGCCAATGGAAAATAAGGCGATGCATAATGCCCGTAAGGAACGTTAAACCCACCGGCCCGGTTATAGCGACAAACGCCCCGGTAACCGTGTCGGTTCAGATAAAGAAACAGTGCTGCTGAGGTGGTGCGATTCTCTTTGCTGCGGTTAAATACCTGACGAAAACGGTAATAACTTTCGGCTGTATTCGCTGTGCGAAACAGACCTTCGGCGGTATCAATAAACTCCTTCACATCCTCTTTGATGACCTGATACAGGTTAATCAGGTCAGGGTTGATATCAGCGATCAGGTATTCCGGGTAATCGGTATTCATCATGACCGAACACGACCCGGCGAACGGCTCAACCAGACGGTCACCGGCCGGTAAATGCTCGCGCAGGATATCCATCACGCGGGCTTTGCTGCCGACCCATTTCAGCGGTGTGGCAATAATGCTCATAACGCACCCCGATAGTGTTTGTTTTTCAGTTCAGCATCGCCCTGGCAGTACACGCACAGACGCACACCCGGAACGGCCTCGCGGCGGGCTTCGGGGATAGGTGCATCACAGCTTTCACAGACGAATGCAGAAACGGCACAGCCCGACTGTTGCCGGGCCTTCTGGATTTGCGTTTCGCGGATGAACGCTTCGCGCTCCTGAGCCATGTCAATCGAGTCCATCAGCTCAGCTCCTGAGCGGAGCGCTCAAAACGTTCTGATTCCTGGCGTATCAGTTCCACCATTTCGGCGGCGGAAAGGTCGCGTTGTTGAGCGCGGACAGCCAGCGCAGCAAGGCGCAATGAGAAGGAAAAATGCTGGTCTTTGCGTTCCTCCAATCTGGCCTTTTTCAGCAGCTCGACCAATGCGCCATCATTGGCGACAGTCATGGTTTTTACTTCGGCATTTTTCATTGTGGTTTCCTTTTTTTAGGTAATAGAAAGCCCGGCGGGTTTACGCCTAAAATTGGTTTTTTTATTACAGTGGAAGAATTAAGTTTTTGGGGAATAAACTCACAACTGCGCGGAGCTTATTCATTGCTTTAATCAGCCTTTCTTTTTCGTCAGTTGTCAGTTCATTAAATTTCAGGTGATGCCGCTCCTTATCAATATCCGCTAATTCAAATATTGCCGACAGTACGCGCATATTCTTATGGTAATCGTCATCAATCTTGTCCCGCATATCATCAATAAAGCGGCACATTTCTTTCTCACTGTTTGTCTTGAAGTGTTTCCCTCGCAGCATGGCTATGTGGTTTAGCCCGTCTGTTCTTTCCGCGATACTCAGCGGAATGGCGCGAGCGGGTTCGGTATTAGCCATGACGCTACGCCGCAATACCCATAAGGCGGGAAAACCAGCGGCGCTTTTGCTTAGGTGCTGGCATGTAGGGCTTTTGGCTCCAGGGTGCGAAATAGACCTGATTAACGGACGGCTTAACGCGCTGGCCGTTTGGTAGTTCCAGCCAGCCTTTACCCTGATTAGGGATTACTGGTGATGGTGACTGAGAAGTTAATAGACGAGCTATGGAAATCATATTATCGCCTCGCTGTGTAAAGGTTATCGATATAACCGGTAGCTAATGTCAGTGCATCAAATAAACCGTAAGACTGCCCCGCCTGACTAACACGATATCGGGTAATCGGGTTTAATGTTGTGCGCGGGCATTTAATAATTGAGAAGCCCCGATATACATTTGTGTGTTTGCTTAATTGTGTAATGGCGTATTGGCGGCCTGATTTTTTATTCTTCATGTCACCCCTTTCGTGCTCTTTTATTTGCGCTAATACGATCTTTCCACCCATGCCATTCTGGCGGCGCGCCATCCACCAATTGTGCCGCATAGCTATCCCATTCACGGCGGTTAATCCACAATTCGGCGTGGCCGCCTGGGTTTAATGGGTCTGCCATGTAAAAAGCGGGCAATTTCCCGGCTTTTGCCATCGCGACAATCGCGGCTGGAGTTTTTCCGACGTACAGCGCAAAACCCTCTTTTGATAAAAGATCGGCTGGTTTCTCTGACAATCGAATCTGGCGACGTGACTCAACGATTGACGAATCATCCATGTTATTATTTTCCCCCTTCAGGTCGCAGCCCCAGCCATAGCAGCCATGCGTCACGCTGTTCTTCTGGTCGGTTCATAAACGCTTCGCGCATAGCGCGGTTAAATTCCGGGATATAAACCCAATTTTCAGCGCGGCTAGGATTTGATTTTTCAGGATTCACCCACGGAACAAGCGGCAATTTGCCCTTATCAACCATGGCTTTTACTGCCGCTTCCGATTTACCGATCAGTTCCGCAAATTTCGGATATGGAACAGCATCAACCGGATAGCGAACCTCATAAACGCGTTCACCCATCACAAACCTCACTTTTTATTTTGCGTTATTGAATATGTGCCGGGGTTTTTAGCCACGCCCGGCGCGTGGTCTGTGGTACTCTCTTTACACCCACCAACCTCTGGCAAGAGCGTGGGCGTAACCTCTACCAACAAAAGGACTTATTTATGTCTGATAATGTGTTTATCACTAAAGAAACAAATGAAATTATCAAGGCCGCTTTAACTGGTGATAATTTCAATAATTTGTTAATTATCGTTGCCAACCAATTACCGCTCCGCAATGGTGCAGTGCGTGACCACTACTCCGTCCGTTATGATGAATTTTATTCCGCCATCCATGATATGGTTAAGCAATCTTTAAACTATAAGCCCACTGATACCGAGAGCGGTACGAATTAACCTAATCAATTGAACTTCTTGGCGGCTAATATCCAATCCTTTATCACTGGCCGCTTTTTTCATTTCCTTTATTGCAGATTCAGCAATTGACAATAATTCTTCACTATTCGCCCCTCTGCTTTTATCGCCGTGTTCATTCCTTTTTTCTGCAACTTCGGAATAGTCCACCACAAATAAATCAACGTCAGAGCTCATCCGCGCTAACTCTGCTTCAACAGCATCAATCTTAGCCCGCAATTCTTCAGGCCGTTTCTTGAGGTATTCGCGGGTCTCCAACTTTTCGGCCAGACCTTTTAGGAATATAACCAATTCCTGGTCATTAAAATCTCCACGAATGATACGCGGTTGTGTTTTATTCTCACCTTCCATCCGTTCACCCCTCCCCCTTACCGTGATACTCTCTTCCGATCACCAACCGCTTACATCGGCTTTCAGTTGCTTATGTTCGCGGTTGGTTTTTCGTGCCTTCATTGTTTCCCATATAGGAACAACATGAAGGAAATCTACATCCTAAATAGGAACAAAGTCAAATGAAATTGAGCGAGAAAATTCGCGCGATAAGGATGGCTGAGGGGCTAAGCCAAAACCAACTTTGTGAAATCATAGATTTATCAAGAAGTACCTTAGCTAAGTACGAAACCGGGTTGTTTGAACCAGGGGGAAACGCATTGGTGAAAATCACAATGCATCCACGGTTTCAAAAATACACCCTGTGGTTAATGACGGATAAAACAGCACCGGAAGCTGGTCAGATCGCACCGGCCCTCGCACACATTGGGCAAGACGAAACAAAATCTCACCAATCAAACCAGAATGTTGGGTAAATATTTACATTAGTTACATCTTTGATATTGCATATCAGGATGATGACTACATCGGAGAGTGTTCTTATGGCAATTAAGAAACTCGATGATGGTCGCTATGAAGTGGACGTTAGACCGCAGGGTGCCGAGGGAAAGCGCATCAGGCGTAAATTTAATACTAAGGGTGAAGCGCAGATTTTTGAACGCCACATCCTTGTGAATTACCACAACAAAGACTGGATTGAGAAACCAGCAGACCGCCGGAAACTCTCGGAACTGTTGGCGTTATGGTGGGTGTATCACGGCAAAAGCCATGCGCGAGGTGAGATCGAGCATGGGAGGCTAAAAACCATCATTGCGACATTTGAAGAGATGGGCGTTTCACAGGCAGATCAATTAACCAAAAAAGCCATCATGGATTATAGGGTAAACATGCTGAACAATGGATTAAAGGCATCCAGCGTTAATCGCCACCATGCCATCTTAAGTGGTATGTTTACAAAGTTAATTGACGCGGAAGAATACCACTGCCCTAACCCGTTCAAAGATGTTAAACCCCTCAAAGAATCGCTGACAGAAATGGCGTTCCTGACTGCATCCGAGATCCCCGAGCTGCTCAGATTATTAGAAGGTGATGAATTGGACGCCGTTTTGGTTTGCCTGGCAACCGGAGGAAGATGGAGTGAAGTGGCCAACCTGAAAAGTGAACACATCATCAACAATATGGTGACGTTCATGAAAACGAAAAACGGGAAACGCCGAACTATTCCGATTTCTCAGGAACTGACGAACCGTTTAAAACGTGTGAAATCAGGCTATGTTTTCAGGCCAAACTACAGAAAGGTAAGAAATACGCTGCGTGCAATGAAACCTGATTTACCGGAAGGTCAGGCGTTGCATGTCTTTCGGCATACATTCGCCACGCATTTTATGATGAATGGCGGTAATATTGTTACATTGCAGCGGATATTAGGGCACTCAACGATCCAGCAAACGATGGTCTATGCGCACTTTGCACCTGACTTCTTACAGGACGCTGTGACGCTTAACCCACTAAACGGAGTGTCCATATAA